AATTTGAATGGCTCTGACGGCCTGCGCGTGATTGGTGACGGAAACACGGTCGTCGGGAACCACGCGCGATTTAACTGTCAGTACCCTGATGGTGCACAGGCCTTTGACATCATCATTCAAGGCGACGATACCGTCAGCGTTGGAAACTGCATCGTCAATCCCATTGCGCCATCGACTTGGAACTACGTTCACAGTGGAATTTTTGGGGCAAACCCAACATCGAGTCGAGAAGGCATTGACTGCGCAAACTATTGCAGTGAGAACATTTCACGATTCACGGTTTCTCCGACAATCCCAACAAACCGAATTGCGATGTTTGGTTTCCCTTCAACGCAAACAGACGAATTCACTGTGGCAACATTGCCGACTCCTTTACGTGGCAAGCGCGCATTCGTGACAGACGCGAATGCAGTGACTTTTGGGACACCAGTTGTTGGCGGTGGTGTAAACGCAGTTCCGGTGTATTACAACGGAACCAACTGGATCATTGGCTAAGGAGAAATCATGGCAACCGACAGTCAAATCGCATTCAACCCGCAAGGCGAGACAACAGTAATTTTGGTTGCTATTTTAAAAATAATGTGAAAAATGTTCTCACAGAAAAATGAAAATAGACTTGTGAAATTCGACTCTACAATTAATCTTGGACATTTGCTAACGTTTGTCGGATTCGTTTTGACCGGCTTTGGCGCATGGGCTACCATTGATCGTAGGCTCACAGTCTTGGAAGAGTCCAGGCGGGTTCAAGCCCAGATTGACGCAAATCAGGACGAGCGTTTGTCTCTGGCAATGGGACAGATTAAAGAATCACTAAGCGATATTCGTCGCAATTTAGAGAAGGTTTCAGACCGGCTAGATAAAAAGTGATTGATCTCACCATCGCCATTGATCTGTGCAAACGCTTTGAAGGATTCAGGGCAAAGCCATATCTGTGCCCTGCTGGAGTTCCTACCATTGGGTATGGTTCAACGTATTACATTGGCGGGGAAAAGGTAGCGATGGATGATGCGCCAATAAGTAAGGAAGATGCAGAAAAGTTACTGAAGAATCATCTTAACGAAACGTTTCTTCCTGAAACATTGCGTCTGTGTCCTGTGCTAAAGCAACACCCTAGAAAGCTAAATGCCATTGTGGATTTTTGCTATAACTTAGGGACAGGAAATCTTAAAAGAAGCACGCTGCGCCGTCGAATCAATGCTCAAGACTGGCAAGGAGCAGAAGATGAGCTTAGGAAGTGGGTAAAGGCTGGCGGAATTGTTTTGCCGGGTCTTGTGGCAAGGCGCGAAGCTGAAATCGTCTTTATGAAAGGGTGATGATCGATGAAAGGCTATAAAACTGTCATTGTAAATGCAGCGGCAACAATGCTCCCAATAGTTGATATTTTGGCGAACAGCGGCGCTTTTTTCGGCCCTTCAGGTGCCACTGCGGTGTCTTTGTTAGCCCTTGCAAACATTGTTTTGCGTTGGGTTACCACAACGCCCGTTTTCAAAGACGAATAAAAGATGGCCGCACGAAGCGGCCATTTTATTAATCAGAAAAACCGCCGTAAATAATTAACAAAACACCAATAATTGAAATAAAATCAAACTCTCCCATGTTGATGGCCTCATGTTAGGTTTATCAATTATTGTTTTTGCTTTCTCCTCTAAAGCATGTACTCTTAAGCACATATTTAATATGTAACACAAAAACTAGTGATTTTCAGGATTTTTAGGAATCGTCGCACGAATTGCCAAAAATGTGATGAGTCCGTTCTTGCTATTTTTGTTTTGCAAGAGTGCATAAGTCACTCTTAAGTTTGTTTGCCAATAGTCTGGCTGCGCCAGCGTGGATTAGTTTGTTTTCGCTCATCCATTGATCTGCCATTTTAGAAATGGCGTCGCCTACTTGTTTTTGAACTTCCTGTTCTACTTTTAGTGCGATTTGTTGCCCTTTTGGCATTGTTTGTTTCCAGACTTGAATTGTCATTTGTTACCCCTTGCTTTGATAATTGCGTTTATAAACTTTAATGTTTCTTCTTCTATAGAAAACACTCTAAGAACTTTTTTTATCCATTCATGCTCACGCTCACAAACGTGAGATTCAACAAGTGCGGCGAAGCGTTCTAGCTCTTCGTGCGAGCCATTAGCTTCGCAACCAATAGACATCTGCCACATGCTCAATTCAAACCCGGCCTCCCGCGCCATGCGGATGATGTCTTCGCGGGTCAAGTGGCCTTTCCTTTCATTTTTAGAAATTTTTCGCCTTCATCAGTCAGAATCACTGATGATGTAAATTCAGTTCCGTCTTCCATTGGGTCTTCCTCTGTAAATACCAGAAACCCCAACTTTTCAAGTTTGCGGAAAGTCCTTATCCCTGGGACTGTTTCCCCCCAAATGTCAGTGCTCGCCACGCTGTCAATTTGATTTATCATCAACCCCTGTTCAGCTAGTTCTAAAGCTTTATATTGAGCGTCTGTTAGCTTCACGTATTCTTATCCTTAAGTTTTAATTCGATAGCTCTGGAGATAATGCGGAACTCCCGAAGCGTTACAAAATTTAGCCCTTGCGCACCTTGACGCATAGAGTCAATTTCATCATCCGTCAGCCCAACCCAGTCGCGGCGAGGTGGATGCGTGTAGAGAGGTATCGGATCACCAAAATCGCAGGCATCGCAAACGTCTTTGTATCGCCCTGTGAGTGGGTAAGTTTGGCGCGTACCGTCTTGCATCTCAGTCGTTACCATCCACGCCACCGGCTCAACCATTTCGAGCGCATCCTCGGAATGCTCCATCTCCTCCAGCCCCCGAGCGCAGATCGCGCACAACTTGGCCCTTTCGCAGACTTCTGCGCATTGATTTACACGAGGGGCTTCCATCGCCTGCTGCACATCCGTCAGCCGCTGCATAGCTGCCTCGGCTATGGCGGCGCGGAGAATCTTTTGCGCTGCGTTTGCGCGAACTAATTGCATCGGTAAGCACTCAAATTCACGGGTTCTATCAAACAGGAGCACTAATTCCTCCAACGCCTCAAGCGCCTGCTTCATTGCTTCGATGCTCATTTAGTGCCCCCTTCATATGCCTTAGCAAGCCCAGCAGCTAACAACATGTCGGCTACGTCGCGGCCATCAATAACCACATCGGCCAAGAAATACCCCCATTTGCTTGCTTTGTGACTGCGCATGATTACGTCCTTGCCTTCAACCAACTGTTTTACGAAGTCACGCGCTGCGCCGTATCCTGGTTGAGTACGCTCTGGCGTATCTATTCGAGCCAATCTCAAGCGCTGCAAGGTTTGCACCTTGAAACCAAGATCAACCAATGCATCTACGGTGTCGCCATCTACTACGTTAGTTACTTTTGCTTTGTATTCATACATTTTGCTTTCTCCGAGCATTTTGCACATCGCCAACGTTTAACAGGGCTTTTCGATGGTTTGTAAGCCCCTCCATCAATCGGTTGTTCTTTCCAACAGTTGCTGCACCATCTTTTTTTTTGCTCGGCGTTTGCGCCTGTACTCATTCTGTTTTTCCTTTTTGTACTGGACTGATTTCTCTACCCGACGTTCTTCGAGTGTTTGCGGTTTATGTAACACATAGTCAGCCCAGTTCACGGCAGCACCCGCAGCAAAAACTTTGTGAAGTCGTTTGGCTCGAACTCATCCCACCAAACATCGTCTTCATGAGTGCCGAAGAAGCTATCGTTTCCGGGGCTTCGTTGCCAACCGCGCTCATCGTAGTAGATAAGCGCAGGGCTAGCGGCAAACTCGCCCCATTCGACGATATACCAACCAGGCTTAATCGGTTCCTCTCGCATCGCGTGAATCTTCATCGGTACAGCCCCCCTGTTTTTGCCGCCATGCTTTTAGGTGCATGTACGCAGCTTGATAAAGTGCCCCAGATTTCCTTTTCCAAAAGTCATTCGATACATCGGCCAAAACATCCAAGGCGTTTAGCGCATCCTCATTTAACGGAGCAAACTTGGTGCCGTCCCACGATTCTCGAATATCGGCCAGCACATCATTCACAGCCCGCGCTACTTCTTTAACTCCGTCATCCTTTGCGCCAACTGCGCCAAGTAATAGTAGGTCGCGGGTGTCTAGCAAAATGTCAAACTGACCCGGTGTTGCGTACCCGCCGCGAAACGCTGCCACTGCGCTTAGAATTGATATTTCTAGGTCAGGCACTGAGTACAAAAACGCCATTGTTGGAATCACTTTTGGTCTGACCTGGCGCTTGCTTTGCTTTCTCAAAACATCGCCTCCTCAAAGTTTTCCCAATCAATTTCATGCAGTGGCTTGGTGATTTCGATTAAATACATGACACCCTCTGAGGGCTGCTCATACGTCCAGCGAACAATTTCTCCAATGTCGTCAAGAATGCCGTATCGAGTCAGGCTCATGCTGGCACCATGCAGAG